AGCTTCTAAGAAAGAAGTTGCTAAGCCATCAAAGAAACAGATCGAATTTCATGCTAAATTGCCAGTTAAAATGTTTAATAACGTCCTTCCTGTATATTCAGGATCACAACAAATAGGTTATGGTGTTTTGATTAACAATAGTACAATGTTGACACCTGCTCACGAACAATTTTCAAAATTAACGCATTGTTTTGCGTCAGGTCAAGGTAATATTGACTTGGTTTATTGTTTTACTGAGAAACCTGCTAATGCTATAGATGGAATTATTTGCTATGAACTTAAAACTAAAGTTACTAGTATTACAAATATTCAATTTGAAGCAGTTACTAAAGCTTGTAATGTTGTGATTTTCACAAATAATACTCTCCAAAATAGTGGTGCTATCCCTATTTTAGATTCCTCCAGGCTTAATTATGTTGCTATGTCTCGACATGGTGATTGTGGTAGTGCTATAGTAAACTCTGATAATGGAAAATTAATCGGTTTGCACGTTGGCATTTCAACCTTAAATCCTGGAACTTCAAACTCAGTCGGGGTGCTTTTCACACCTTCTCTTCTTAAACGATTGAGTGAGCGAAAAAACTAAATGTTCGTCTATTTTATCCTCCTATCCCAATTAATCCTAATCAATTTCCTCCTAGGAAATATCGATTTATTAAATACCTTGGTTCATTACCAACTTCTCATAAATTACCAAAAAGTTCTGCTTTTAATGTAGGACTTGATAATGTTATGGACTTTGAATTTCAAAGTCAAACTGGTGAGAGTTATGGACTAGGTGTTTTGGGAAACTTAGACGAGCAATTGGAGAGGATGTCAAATTTTGATCATGATGATTCTGTGTTGAATGAAACCACATTGTGTTCAAATTTGGAGTATGTGTTCGGGCATATAAAAATTTGTGAATTCTCCGATTTTGATGATATAATGGCTAATATCAATTTCGATGCTGCTGTTGGTTTTGGAGCTAAACAGCAAGGAATTTTGTCCAGAAGAGACGAAGATTTGTACGACTACATCGCAGAATACATTTCTTTATGTCAACAATGTCCACATCAGTCTATAATAACTGCATCACAAAAAGATGAGTTACGTCCTGAGGATATTGACACTGGAAAAATTAAGACACCACGTTTGTTCTTTTCATGTCCTGTAGAACAGACTTTTGTCGCTAGGTTTGTGCTTGGGGATTTCGTCAGACAATTTTATTCATCTTCATTTTGTAAAGATGGTTTTGTTTCCGGCGTTGGTGATCCAACACAGAGAGGGG